TTCCCAAGCGTCAACACGCTGCCGATCAACCGCGGCTGTATGTCTCGCGGCTTATCGGCATCGCTTCTGAGAACAAAAACAATTCTGTCGTCACGGTCTAGGCTCTTTGGCATTATGGCGTTGCATCGACGAATTGAATCGTCAATTCCTCATCGTTTGTGGTTCCGTTCTTATTGCACTGCCAAGTGATATCGTCGGTCACGATGTCGTTTCGATTACCTTGAGCGGCCGTCTGGATCTGTGCTTTCGGTGCCAAGAATACAATCGTTCCCGATCCGGCAGTCGGCAGTTTGTATTCTAGTTCATATTCGGTCGATGCCGTTAGTGCTAAATACCGATCGAGCGACGCCACCAAAACGGCTTCGGGATCTGCCGTGATAACCGGCTGGCGGTTCGTAACAATCGCCGAAGCGTAGCCGCTGACGTGCGTTGTGCATTCTCGCATAACAACAGTATTGCCGGCGTCAATCGTTGCCGACGCGACGCAGATGTTCGCGTTGTTAAACTGGAACGTGTCGCCAGCACATCGGCTAGGCAAGTCGGTCGGATAAGTCGGTGCGATGATCGCCGAGTCGGTTTCTGCTTCCCATTTGCCGCTGAATGTCCAGTTAATTCGCCCGAGGTCGCCGGTTGGCAAGTCGATCGAAAACGTGCCCATGCAACCGGATAGCTTTCGATACTTGCCATCGACAAAACCGCCAATCGTGATTGTTCGCGGGTCGCTGCTGGTGGTCCCAGGCTTAGCGGTCTTCGGTTTGAAGGTGCCTGACGCATTGACCCAACCGCAAGCCGGAAGAAGTACCGTAGCCCACGGCGGGAGCGAGCCGCTTTCGCCGCCCCAGTAGATGTCAGTCGAAAACGTGGCCGTGCCTTGGCGACCCGCTGCGATTGCTGCCAAGTAGTTAAAAGCCCCCTGGCCCTCTCGTTGCGTCATCGAAATGTTGGGCTGAATTAGCAAATCGTAAACGTTAAACACGCCTTCGCTTGCGGTCAGCGTTTCGGCAGTTCCGACGGTTGCTTCGGCTTTCGCGGCGAATACTGTTCGGCGTCTGAGTAGCGACATTGATTAAATTCCTCTTGGCTTGGCTTTGTTAAAGGCTGTGGCAACCCGAAACCGGATTCGTTCTTCCATTTCCTTCTCTAGTCGCTCGTTAATTCGTCGCACTTGTTCAGGTTGGAAGTTTTTGGCAACGTAAACACCCCAGGGCGATGCGGCGTTTAACTTTGTAATTGGTTCGCGAATCTTCCCGGCGTATCGGCCTTTTTTCATTTTTCTTGGCTCGCCTTTCCTCTTAAACACATTGCCTTTCCACTGTGCGTTAAGCAGTCCAGGTATCGGGCCCATAAATGCAGATCTTATAAATGCGTTGCCTTTTGTTTTGCTTATTTTGTATTTAACGCCAAGCTCGTTTTGCTTTGGCTTAAAATGCCGAAGGCTCATTCGGCCCGTTCTGGTCACTCGAACAATTACGCCGGGATTTGTAACTGTCGCTTTTCCAAGCACCTGCAACGCCTTGCCGCCGTATTTGATCGCCTTTTGTGTCGTGTTTAATTCTGTTCCAATATCTTTTGCAATCTGACCAAGAGTTGCCTTTGCTGTTTTGTTTATTACAACCGCAAGCTCTTTGTCTAAATTTGTCTGTATTCCTTCGATCGCTTTTTTAAGTCGATCAATCTGCTGCCTCTTAATGTTAAAAATAATCACGATCGCACGTTGTACGGGTTGCCTTCGTCGTGCCTGTAGGTCACGAGCAGCGGCAAGTTAACGCCACCGATTCCGCCGTCCGATACGATCGCGTCAGCAACGTCGAACTCTGCGTTAATTGCGTTACCTCCAAACGTGTGCCATTGGCTCGCATCGCAAACGGTCTTAACAACGTCTGACTCAAAAATCTCGCAATATTGATCGATCGGGGTTGTATCCTTTTCGCTCGGTAGCACATGGCAGCGAATGTCAAACCGTTGCCGATATGCGATTGCTGGAGGATTGCCAGGGCAATCAAGCTCCGGCATCCGTTCGCGTTCGCCTTTCACGACAATTATTTGCAAATGCCGCGGCGTGTACTGTGCCAATCGAGTCGGCCTGACCACCTCGTAGACGTATGTAAAATCGCTATAGCCAGCCGTTAACCGATTGAGCCTATCGAAAAGCTCTTCGGTTATTCGCGTTAGCACTGGCAGAGCTGCGGTTATCTGCATTCGAGTACAAGCATTCCGTTATCTTGCGTCGTGATCTTCAGTATGGCTCGGCGTTCTGCTGCCTTGCCGTCGCGGGCCGGGAACTCTAACTGATCGCCACCCGTGTCGATCTCCGTGCTACTGATGCCGTTGGTCGCATCGTTCGCAACGTGTACTTCAAATCGCGGTAGCACAGTCACAACGTCTTCTGCGAAGTTGTCGACCTGTTCGCGAATGACAACCGCCTTAATCGTTCGCGGTGATCTGATTTCCGATCCGTAAAATCGATGCGGGTGATAGGTCACCGATTCGGCGAAATCGTCACTGTTCAGAAAAACCGCGGTTGCGTCGCTTGCGATTGCATCGCGTAGGGTCATCGTTGGTTTGTCCGTGCCCGTGCTTTCGGTTGCTCTTGCGCCACCGCTGCGGCGATCGGCTCGACGCTTAGGCTAACTCGCTGGACCGGCGGCCCGTCGCCCTCGCTGTGTCGCGTCACTCCGTCAACGGTGATCTTTACGCCGGCAACCTCAACGGATTGACCGGCGTTAATCTCTACGTTTGGCATCAGCGCTTCGCCTCTACGCTGACGTAATCAACGTGAACAAAGTCGATGTTCGTGTCGGCGGTCTTTTGGATCTGCACATAGGGCTGTAGCGATCCGGTCGCGGCGCTCATGTCAAAGGTCGTGCCGGCAGCAACGCGAATCCCGTCAACGTAGAATTTCACGTTTGACTTCCCGCCGGTGAAGTCGATCACGAATCGGCGGTAGGTCGTGCTAAGGCTTTGGCCAGTTGCCTTGTCGTCAAGATCGGTCGTTCCGTCGTCGGTTTCAACAACAAGCGAATTCGACCCGATTAGCCGAAAACTGGCGTGGTTTGCGATACTGTCAATCGCGTCGTTTCGAGCCGATGCCAACCCGAACGCAACCGAAGTTGCCGAGTCCAGGTTTGTGCTTTCCGGAACAACCTTGACGCGGTAGGCAATGGATTGAATGTTGTCGATATCAATCCACAATCGGTCATTGTGGAACAAGCACACGTTCTGTACTTCGCTCGTATTGTCGAAGCCCAAGCGGATCTCGCCAGTCGCCGAAGGCGTGACCACGGCGTAAACCGGCGTCCCGCTGCTGGAGGTGTCCGCGATCGCCCACGGGCTGCCTTGGCCCGCAGTCGTGAAGGTTTCGCCCCCCACGAAGTCATCTTCCCAAGTCAAAAAGTCCTGAATACCTGCCATCGTTTTGATCCTTGTTTGAAATTGAAAAACCAACGGCCGCGGCCACTATTGGCCGCGGCTAAAACTCAAACTCGGATCATGCCGAGTTGCGATACAGTCCGCGGTAGTCGATCGCCTTAGCCCCGAACGTCTGGCGAATCTTGTACTTGTAGCAGTCGCGGTCGAAGTCCCATTCCTGCTCAAGCACCGGCGACTCTTCGCCTTCAAGGAAGGAGATTTCCACCGTGTCGATCTGTGCCGGATCGGCCGCTAAGTACCAAATCGCCGAACTGTTGAGGTCAAGGTTGGCATCGGCAACCATCGTCAACTGCCGACCGCCGGCCATGCTGTAGATGTTTGCCACGCCGCTTGAACCAACAGCCGAACCACCGACCGCAGGATTCGCGGTAGAGTTCAAAAGCTCCATCGCGGTGGCCGCGTAGGCTTGCGGCACAATCAAGTACCGCGGCGTCAGGTTCAGCACCGCATCCGACGATAGGCCGGTCTGCTTTGCCATCGCCAAGAATCCAGCGTTGAGCGTTGCCACCGAAGGTGCACCCGCTCCGCTTGAAACGTTGGCGTGCGTCGCATTGAACAAAGCGACGTTATCGCTCAACGCGTCGTTAGTAGTCAGCACGCTATAGACGACTTTGTTTTGCTTGCGTCGCATCGCGTTGCCGTGCATCGCCGGCACTCGGCTGATCGCGTCCAGGTCGTCATTAACGACAGTCTCCCACGATACGGAGAACATAGCTCCGTATTTTTCAACGGTGTACGATTCTTTCGAATCGCTCATCCGCTTTTCGGGGTAGGGCTGACGCTCCGGCACGATTTCCGGGTCAGGTGACTCGCTAAACCGAATTCGGTTGATCTCCTTGAAGTCCGTGACGCTCGCTCCTTGTCGCGCCCAGATGCTCCAAGTGTAAGGAGCTTCGTCATAGGCCGCCAGAAGCGTCTTGTTCGCCACGTCCGCAAGCAGGTTTGGAAAAGCCCCCGTGGTGTGGTAGGCAGTTCGTTCGATTCCAAACCGTCGCGATGCCTCGCGGTTACCCATCGCAACCTGTGCGATGTCTTTCGGCGTCATTCGATCGGTGTTGATGCCATACGAACGAAGGAGGATTTCCGCGGTCCGAACAATCGGCATCCGCGAAAATTCTTGCGATTGCTCGGCAACCTTGGCCGATGCTTTGCTGACGCGGGCCGCATTTAACGCTCGGAGAATCAATCCGCCACCGATTGCATCGGTAACGCGATCTTGTTCAGACCCGACGACGCGGGCCGATTCGGCGGTCTGGCCGACGGGCTGAGTTGCCATGCGTTCAAGAATCCTTTTCCGAGCGTCGTCAAGCGAAACAAAACCATCACACAATTCGTCCGCAAACGCTCGGTCAATGCGGTGAAGTGTGCAAAGGCTGGTGATTTCCTTGCGTCTCGACTGATCAGCCGCCAACGCTCGTTTGATCTGTTCAGATGCGTCTTGCGATCGCTTGGTTTCATCCATCGCGTTTTCTAAAACAACCTGTTCGGGCTTCGGCTCTTCGCTCATTGCTGGCGATGCCGATTCCATTGGCTCTGGCATCTCGATGGATGCGGCCGGCGTTGCCGATCCCATTTTGCCAACAACCCAAGCAAGAATCTGATTTGGATCGGTCATGCCCTCTGGCATTCCCATCGCGGCAAGTTGTGCCAATAGCGTTTCGTCCATTCGTTTAACCTCTTTATTCGCGGCGGTGTAAGATCGCCGAACCGTGCTTCGCTCGTCCGCTCCGGTAGCCACGAGACTTGCATTGATCGGCGTCCATCGCGTTACGATATTCGCCGGACCGTCAACCACTGTGCCTCTCGGCGTCGTGTACTTTTGGCCGCGTTCGGTCGTTAAAACTTCCCGCGGGATTGCTGTGATCGAAAAGTCGGTAAGGTGCCCGTCGCGAAGCTTTGCCTCTGCCGCTTGGCTGTCCGGGTCGCTAGCAAAGTAAGGCACTCCGCCAAACTCATCGCCATTGATCGAAAGGTTCCGAAGGCTGCCGAAAATGTTTCGCACCGTCGATTCGTCGTGACTGTCGACTATCGGGATCTGCGTTTGGCCGGCCCTCATTTCGATGCCGTCCATCTCAAGCACTTCGGCAACCGTCATGCCGCGGCTTTCGTCATATCGCATCACGGGCGACTCTGTGGCCGTAACGACGCGAAGCACTTGCCCTTCGGCTCGAATGACAAGCGATCGCATCACAAGCGAATCGGCCTTGACCGGCGGCAATTTGCCCTTAGTGCTCACTGGCTTGCCTCCGCTGCCTGCAATGTTTCTTGGCTTACGCTTCCATCTCTTGCGTCATCGATCAACAGTTGCACGTTCGCTTCGGATAGCCCTTGAGCGGACAACAAAACCTTCGCCCTTGCTTCGCTGATCGATCCGCTTGCCATTTCGCTTAGAACGTCAGTGATAGCCTTGGTCGCGTTCTTAAACGCTAGGCGGCCCATTCCTTGCATCTCGCCAGAGCCGGTTTGCGGCGGCTGTTGGGCTTGCGGGTTCTGATTCGCGTTAACCATTGCCAACTGCTGCTCAGCCGGCGTCAACAAACCAAGTTGACGACGCAGCCGATCTTCTTTCGCTCGCTGATAAAAAACGTTTTTCCACGACTTGCCGCGGGCCCCAAGCTCCGTCTGATAGTCGCTCATATAAGCATCGATCGACGCCTGAGCGGTTTGTTGCTCGACGCTTGGGTCGACCCATTCCCAGTCCGGCATTTGCCATTCGACTGGCGCAG